CAGAAGTTTCAACTGAAACTTTGAGGTTGTCTTTTTCGTCTCACTGATAATCTCGATATCCAAGAATTCTTTTGAGTGTATCGCCATCTTGAGAACATCGTTGTTGGTGATTGTTTTTAGTAACTTAAACGTATTCGAGATGTTGATACCAGCGATGATTTCTTCCTGATCACACTGATACTCCTCGAAATTGTCAGAGGGTAGGTGCATGTCTACGAGTGATGTTCGAGCGCTATCGAGTGTGACGACGTACATTCCATCTGGCCTGAAATATATATTCACGTCGTTGAGAATATCCTTGAGTACCTCAAAGGTTGATTTGAATGCCGAAGCTTGTATCGTAACAAGTTTCATATCTAATAGGTTATATGGGTTACATCTTTAAATCTGTATACGCGACACCTTTCGAAACTTCTCGATTAATCTTTTCTTCAAGTTCTTTCGTCATCGCAGGCTGGAGAGACTGACCATAATCATCGAGACGAAACATACCAGAATTCGTGTCATTTCCATCAATACTCGACATCGAGCCACCAAATCCACCGATCGCACCCTGTTCAACCTCCTTCTTCGGGAGAAGTGAGTCGAGCCAGTTTTTAATTTCATTGCCCACGAGAATCTTCCCATTCTTGGTGAGCATCGTGGGAACACGATTGATCTTGTTCCTGTAGTTTGCGGGGATACCCTGTGTATTGATGTTATGATAATGTACGAGCTGCTTCAACTGGGGAACCTTGTTGATGTAGTCAACGACATCCATAGAATGTTTGCACCTCGGACTATAAATCAGGAGCGACATCTACTATCTATAGGGTATTTTGTAAAAAAAAATTAACGCATTATAGTAAACATGAGTTACTTGCTCGTGATCATTCTCGTCTTGTTGGTAATTTGTATCACAACTTCCCGCGAATCTTTCACGGAAGTGTTTGGTCTCTCAGGCCACACGAAGCCAGTTGGGTCGGTGAAACTCGACGACCCCAGACCAGATCTCTCCAAATATAAAGAGGTTGAGACGAGTGTCGACAATGACAATATTCAGGAGTTTGTACTTCAAGCCAATCGGGAGATTTCGAAGCGTACTGGTCTTTGTACCTACATCATCGAGACGACATCGATTAAACATTACATGGGTGAAGACAATGATATCTATGAGTGTATGTTCATGGTCGTGAAGAAGGATGGATTTTCGTTCGGTTTCTCCGTCGTCGCTTCGTATGAGGTTGAGATAAATGGTAAGGTTACCCTGACGTCTCTCCGGTCGCAACCACTCGATGTCCAGGCTCCCTCTAATGTTAAGGCGTTCACTGATGGATCTCCTGGTAAGGAATTCCTGGAGTATAATCTCATCAAGGAGATGGCGGTTCCCACGAAAGCTGAGTTAGATTCCCTGAAAAATAAATTGAAGTAATTGTAATGATCAGCATCGATGATGTCACGAAGATTGACGAAAAGCGAAAACAGATTCGTAAAGAAATTTACAAAAAAATCTATGATCAGTTTTCCTCCAAGATTAAACAGTCAGTGGAACTTGGACATAAACAAATATTCCTGACAGTTCCAGCTTTTCTCATCGGATATCCAGTTTTCGATAGAGGTGCGGCTGCGAGGTATATCGCAAGACAGTTTGTTCTTGGTGGATTTACCGTCAAGTTGGTGAGTGACAATGACATCTATGTGTCATGGATCATTCCGAAAAAGAAGAAAGTCAAGGTTGAAAAGGACGAAGAGGCGGACTTTCCAAATCTCATGAACCTTAAGAAGATTGCGAACAAGTACAGGGGGAGTGCGTAGTAAGCTCCTAAAATAAAAACCACTTTAATCATAAATGGATAACCTCAATATCTTAGTTGAAGCCAAGAAGGAGTATTTGGGGCAGATGTGTCTCATTATGTGCCCACCTATGATTGAAGTCTTTCAGGATATGTACAACGAGTCCGTTTCTCTTTCGAAGGGTCGTAAGGTGCTCATCATGTTTCAGAAACTTTTGAAGGAAGTTCCCAACTGGTCCAACGCCATGTCCAAGAACCACTCCGACAACATCACGAATCGGTGCGCCTGGTTCAGTGATCTTCTCGCCGCTGTATTCGTGGCGTGTACCAAGATTCTCTCTGCCGTCCGTCTCAAGGCGGATAACAAGAAGATTTCCCTCAAGCTCCCAACGGAGGAGGTTTTCATTCAGACGTGCTACAACAACATCGCCAAGGACATTTACAAAGATCCTTACGTCTTCAGTGAAGAACAGAGTGAGTATTTCAGGGATGAAAAGTTGACGACTCGTTTTACTCTTTGCATCGAAAACACCGTCAAGGAGCTCATTCCCGTGCAACAAATTCTCCAGACATACATGTCCCAAGAGACTCGGGACATATCTCTCGACGGTGAAATTCAGGATGGTGTCGACCCAGACGTTACAGAGGACGAGCCTATGATGGAGCCAGAACCAGAGCCTATGATGGAGCCAGAGCCAGAGCCCATGATGGAACCCGACCCCGAGCCTACTGGACTTGAGAATGAGTTCAAGACTGTTCCGGGTGTCCAGGCTCCCCAGGCCGAGTTCGAACCCGAACCCGAACCTGAGCCTAGCTTCGAGCCCCAGCCGGAACCTCAGCCCGAGGGTGACGATGATGTCCTTTTCGGTGACGCACCGGAACAGCGTACAAAAAATCCCCGCTATAATTAAATGGAACTCTCCGATTATCTTCGCGATCCCATGAGCGCTGCGCTCATCGCGGGGGGTATCACCGCCGGCTACATTCATCTCAAGGCGCATCTGAACAATGAAGGAAAACTCGAACTCAATAAGTATACGAAACCAGCCGCTCTCAATGCGATCCTCGTGTTCTTTATCGTTTCGGGTGGTATAGGCCAAAAGGAAACGATTTCCAGTGAGCCTTTCTAAACTTAAAGATTACAGGATTAAAATAAGAAAATGGCGTCCGTTACTGCGTTTAACGATATGATGGGTCAATTTCTTGTGGAATTGCACAAGACTTTTCCAGAGGAAAAAGGCATTAAGAAAATGATGACGTCGTTTGACGTCTTGAAGTCTACCAACCCACGCCTCGTTGTGGATGCGTTTATGAAGGGTGTGAACCCATATGCGGATAAGATTTCCGCGAAGGATGAGACATTCCTACTCAAGGAGATTGATACGATCGATTTTCTCAAGGATCTCAACATCAAGTCGTATTGGGAGCGCATGTCTGCGAATACGAAGGCTGCGACGTGGCAGTACCTCCAGACGCTGTACATGCTCGGAACGACCATCACCTCCATCCCTGATGATACTCTCAAGATGATCGAGGGTATCGCAAAGGAATGTGCTGATAAGATGCAGGGTGATGATGGGGAATTGAACCAGGATGCGCTCATGAAGATGATGGGAAATATGCTTGGTAGCCTCCCCAAAAAATAAACCTCAACCTATACTAAATGAACGTCTGGTTCGACGATCCTCAGCAACTCATCCGGGGTGATAAGGTTTCTCAGTTCTGGCCAACCAGTGATCAAACTCCAGAAGATCGCATCAATGCCGCGTCCCGGTTTATCATCTACGCCACTTGTCTCATTTATATTATTCGCCGCGACCCTAAGATATTCGTCTTGGGTGCGACCGTGCTATCCGTCATCTTTGTTCTTTATCGGTCGAAGATGGTGACAGAGACGCATGGGAGTACTGTTGATGGTGCCTTGTGTCAGATGCCCACAGAAGATAATCCCATGGGAAATGTCCTCATCACGGATTACACGGATGCACCGAACAGGTTGGAGGCGTGCTATTACCCCACCGTGAAGCCCTTCGTCAACAGTTACACGAGTGAACGCATTCCTATGGATGGTGGACGATCGCGGTCACCCCTTCCCAAGTATATGAGGAATGGGGTCGATCGTCAGTTCGTGACAACTCCTGTGTCGAAACTTCCAGGTGACCAGACGGCATTTGCTGAATGGTTGTATGGTCCCAAGAACGGTCCCATGTGTAAGACCGATAGCAAATACTGTAACCCGAACGCGAGGGGTGCTCAGCTCGAGGCGTTCAGGGGTCTCGGTAGAGATGGAGATCGTAGATAAATATTCTTATGTAATAGTAAATGGCGTATCAGCTTCAACCTGGCCTTTCCCGAGTTCAAAACAAGGGAGCCATTCCCCCAGTCAAAGCGAACGACGAAATTTTTGTGTATCCTCAGCCCAGTGGTCTTAACTGTGGCGGCTGCCGACCCAACACCATGTTATATGGTACCGCCCCTTATATGGCTGGTAAGGGTTCCCCAGCCCAATACATTGATACCAGTGATCAACTTCGCCCCCAAACCACGTCCCGTTTCAATAAGCATATCGTCCAAACCTATGAGCGTAATCTCTTCCCCCTGACAAACATGGAATGTAAAGTTCCTCTTCGCACGATTCGATACGAACCTGCGAGCACCCGCGCCGAAGTCCAGAATGGTCTCTTTCAGCAAAGGTACGCTAATAAAAATGTCGGTAAGAAGTAAGAATGGCTGATCCCATTTCGCTCATGGCTGTGGCCGGTCTCGTATACGCCGGTCGAACTTTGAGTACTAAGTCTGTTCCACCTCCACCGAAGGAGATTTTCGAACCACCCCCAGTAGTCAAAGCTCCCGTAGAGATAGTAAACAATAATTTCGAACCCGTCGTCGATAGGCCTCAGAAGAGGGAGATGGAGAGTTTCGGTGACATTACTATGCAGCAACGCAGTGGTGGTCAGGAAATCCTAAACATGCGTAATCGCATGTATGATCAGGGTCGCATGAATAACCTCTCCCCCGTGGAGAAGCAGTTGGTAGGTCCCGGTCTCGGTGTGGGTGCCGACACCCCCGCTGTCGGTGGCTACCAGCAGATGTTTAGGGTGAACCCCGTGAATGTCGGTGAATACAGGCTCACCACACTCCCCGGGCGTTCTGGTCCAGCGGCGGACATTACCGGTGGTCGCTCGGCCGTTGTCGGTGAATTGACTCACAACAAACCCGAGACCACCTCCCACCTCCCCTCTCGGCGACCTGTTATGGCGGGTCGGGCACAGGGTATGTCCGGTGTCGTTCCTCGCAACGAACATGAAAAGACGAAGCGTACCACGAACCGTTCGGAGACTGGTCTTCGCCAGGATGGTCTCGGCTTCAATGGCGCGAAGCGTTTCATATCCGCTCAGACTGTGTCCCAGGATCCCACCCGTTTCAAGAGCGATCGTAACGATGCGCAATACAACTACTACAACCATGCCGCGCCCGGTATCCACAGTCATCGTGGCGCGTATACGAACAGTGCCGCGACCCAGGTGACTGCGAAAACGAACGAGGAGCTCATGAAGTATGGTTTCCGCCCCGAGGATCGTCGTGGTAAGCCTAACCGCATGGGTAACGCCGGTCGCATGAATGTCCGTGAGTCTGCTCTCAAACAGGGTGGTGCCCTCACTGCGGTTCGCTCGGATACATCTCGTGTGGATGGTCGCATGAATGGTGCGAACGGTGGCTGGACGCAGCAGTACAAGCAGAAATCGTTCCATCAGTTCAACGCGTACAAGGGTAATGCGAACCCTAATACCCGGACCCTGGATATCGCGAAGCGTCAGCTCCAGAACAACCCTCTCGCACACTCTCTCTCCGCTTAATTTCCAATACGTGGTAGACAAAAACAGTCATTAAAATATTGTGCCTATATTTTAATGAAGGTTCATACCCTCTCTATCGACAGTAGTCAGCGTGGTGTTAACGTTGTACCTTCCAACGTGTACCAGGATTCTAACGATGCGTACGTCATCGATGCATATGCGAATACATATTCTAATGCGAATGACTATGTTATTACATTGGAAAATCCAATCTATGACGTCTCGGAAATTAAACTCATATCTGCTCGAATCCCTACACCTCAGCTCGTAACGTGCCCCACGAATAATACGTTCAGTGTCGACGGTGTTGACTTTACACTCGATTCGACAAACTACTCGAACGGACACGTTCTCGCCGAAGACCTCGAAACCATTCTCGCACCGCCCGAATCGAATGTGAGTCTCGTGGTTTTCGATGATGAAACAAACACTTTAAACTTCTCCAACGTGGGAACATCGAATGCATTCACATTTGAGTTTTTTTCGGGAACGAATGGATACCAGGACCAGCACCCCTTAACGACACCTCATCAAGTTATGGGATTTGGTTCGGAGGATTACACGTCGAGTACGTCGGGTGATCTCATGTCCGGTGCGATTAACCTTGAAGGGCCAAATTCACTCATCGTTCGTCTGTCGGGTGGTTCAGATGTATTCACTCAAGATGTGTACACGTCGACACCTTTCTATACGGGTCACATCCTCCTGGATGGTTCTGACTTTATCAACTTTAACGGTGCCGATGACCCACTCATACACCAGTTCCATTCAGGATCGCAAAAGTTTATACGTGATATTCGCGTTGAATTCTTCTACATGAGTCATGGTCGACTCATTCCATACGATTTCAGAAATCAAGAACATATATT